CGTTCGCGGTGTTCAATTCACTGGCAGCTATATGTGGGTTCGCTTCTACTATCAACCAGATATTTCAAATGCTGGTTCGATCACCAAAGCACTGCTGAAAAATTGATATACACCTGAGCGCCAGTTACAATCGCTCTAAAGTATATCACATGACTACCACTACCAGCACCAGAGCCTCTCGTAAATCAAAGCCAGAGCGATTCCTCATCTATCAAATTACCAACAAAGTGACGGGAAAATCTTATGTTGGCCAGACCAAACGTTCTTTGACTGAAAGATGGGCAGATCATAAGCGATATGCGAGATTGGGTAGGGGATTTTACCTTCATTCGTCTATAAGATTGCATGGTGAAGATAATTTCATAATTGCTACGTTAGTCTCAGATATAGATTCAAAAGAACAAGCTGATATTTTGGAAGAGTTTTGGATAAGAAAACTCGATACGGTTTCTACTGGGTATAACATGAATTACGGCGCAAAAGATTACTCGACCATGGGTAAAAATAGCTGGCAAAACATGGAACCAGAAAAGAAACAGATAAGAAAAACAAACAATGGTGAGAAAACTAGAGCATGGTGGCGATCACTTTCGGATGAGCAAAAAACTGATTTGAAAGAAGTTAGAAAAGCAAGATCAAAAGAAGCAAGATCCGACCCTGCTGTGAAGATCGCAGCATCAAAGGCCCATGTCGAACAATGGACCAATAGAACAACCCAAGAACGAGAAGCGTTATCGATCAAATTCTCCGAAAGGAAGCGAAAATGGTACCAAGTAGTCGATCCTGATGGTAACAACTACTTGGTTTTCGGATTGAAAAACTTCTGCCGTGAACGAAGTCTTCATCAAGGAGCAATGAACGCTTTGGCCCGAGGAAAAGGCAAAACATACAAGGGATGGAAATGCCATTATGCTTGATACGAATTTTTTAATTGATGCCCTCAATAAGCATCTCCCACACCCCAGAAAAAGAATGAATGGCGGAATAAACGTTAACTGCCCTATGTGTGTTTTGCGTGGTGAACCAAGACCAGATACCAAATTTAGATGTGGGGTTCGGTTTTTCGCTGATGGTTCAATTCATATTCATTGTTTTAATTGTGGAATGGCGACAAAATGGGCACCCGGGACGATGCTCACGAAGAACGTTAAGCTGTTCTTGAAGCAACTGTCAGTCAACGACCTTGACATCAAGAAGCTGAACTTCACTGCTTGGCAGATCGCGCAAAACACCAGCAACTCTACCCTCTTGGGTCCAGCCAAGTCGTCAGTATTCATTCCGGACTTTCCTGAAGTTGAACTACCACCAGGTGCCCAAACATTGGGTTTTTGGTCCCAGCATGAACTCGAAGATCAGGACTTTCTTGATGTGGTTGAATACGCGTTCAGTCGTGGTGAAGATTTGATGAACGCTACTGAGTTCTATTGGTCCCCAGACACCACCGACGGCGTAAATCGACGCCTACTTATACCGTACTACTGGAAGAATAAAGTGGTAGGTTATACCGGTCGTGCGATTGATAAGAATGTAGAGCCACGGTATTACACACAAACTCCGGCGCACTTCCTATTCAACAACCAAGCACTTGAGAAGGATCGAAAATACGTGATCCTTGTCGAAGGCATCATGGACGCATTGTCAATTGACGGCGTCGCATCACAAGGTGCAAAGTTGTCTGATGAACAGGCGCAATGGCTCAAAGAGTCCAACAAGACAGTGATCGTTCTCCCTGACCGAGATGCAAAGGGGCAAACGATGATTGATATTGCGTTGAAACATGACTTCATGGTCAGCATCCCGGATTGGGAAGCTGGAATCAAAGACGCAAACGATGCAGTCAACACATATGGCAAATTGTTTACCGTGCGCTCAATTATTGACAGTGCTACTGCCAATAAGCTAGAAGTAAACCTGAAACGTAAGAGAATCAAATAATGGCAAAGAACAATAACGAAGAGCTAACGAAACAATATGACTATGAACTGCAAAAATTCTACATGGAATGTTTGGTGTCTGATCCCAACTCCTTTTCAAGATGCCAAGCTATCCTGAAACCTGACTATTTTGATAGCAAGCTGCAACGAGCAGTAAAGTATGTCTTGGAGTTTGCTGATGAATATCAAGCACTCCCAACAACCGAACAAATCAAAGCAGAAACTCGAATCGAGTTGCAACGGCAAGAAGGCGTGAGCAGCGACTACTTGATGGACGAAATTGAATCGTTCTGTCGACATCAAGCGACCTACAATGTGATTCTCGAAGGAGCGGAACTCCATGCATCTGGCCAGTATGAACTGATCGAAGGCAAACTCAAGGACGCCCTGACCATCAGCTTGGACAAGGATATGGGCACCGATTATTTCGCTGACCCCAAGGAACGTTTGCTTCGCTTGCGCGACAAGACGGACATGTTCACCACTGGATGGGAAGCGATCGACAAGCCACTGTATGGTGGATTCACTCGTGGTGCATTGAACGTGTTTTGCGGTGGATCGGGTACTGGTAAGTCACTGTTCCTTCAGAACCTTGCATTGAACTGGTCCCGTGCTGGCCTTGATGTGGTGTACATCACTCTCGAACTGTCAGAAGCATTGGTGGCTCAGCGCCTTGATGCGATGTTAACTGGTGTCCCCACCAAGGACTTCTTCAAAGACCTTGACAACTTCTCATCGAAAGTTCAGATGAAGGGCAAGTTTGAGCACAAGGGCAAGATCTTCCTGAAGAAGATGAGTGAAGCAGGAACAACGTCCAATGACATTCGCGCGTATTTGAAAGAGCTGGAAATCCAACGAGGCATTCGCCCAGGCGCGATCTTGGTTGACTATCTGGACCTGATGTATCCAAACAACCGTCGAATCAACCCCTCGGACTTGTTCGTCAAGGACAAGTTTGTGGCGGAAGAACTGCGTGCTCTGGCTACTGAATACAACGTGATGTTCGCAACAGCATCTCAGTTGAACCGTAGTGCCGTGGAAGCGAATGGTGATTTCGATCACAGCCACATTGCTGGCGGTATTTCCAAGATCAACACCGCCGACAACGTGTTTGGTATCCACCAAACAGCGGCGATGAAGGAACGTGGTGAATACATTCTGAAGGTTCTGAAGGCTCGTAGTGCTGCCTGTACTGGTCGTTCAATCGAACTCAAGTACAACCCAGAATGCATGCTGATTTCGGACCCAGACCCAGATGCTGATATCACAGAAGCACGTGACTTCACGTCAATCGCCAAGGACATCAAGCAGAAGTCTAGCGTACAACCGCAGACATCCACTGCCCCAAGGATCGAGGCGGCAACCACAAATTCGGCACCAAAAGCATCGCCAAATAGAGCGAACATGCTTGATATTTTGAACAGAGTGAAGGGCAAGTAAACAGCCAGCTTTTGACTGTTTCACCTTCAATAAATAGATACAAAATATCGCACTATAATTCGATGAAACACGACGAACTCCGAGGCTTTATCAATATCGCCAACATCATGATGGTTGAACCTCAACCAACTATGTTGACGGAAGATGTCGCATTCATCGAATATCAGCCGGAACCAGCTTTGGACGAGAACACACAAGAGGAGCTTGAAAGTTTGATCTTCAAGCTTCGTAGCTATCAGGACTCCGAATCTGGCGACTATGCGGCTGGAGTTGAGGCGGGTATGAACCGAGCGGCCGATATGCTCGAAAATCTAGTCAATCGTTTGCGAGGCGAATAATGGATCAAAAGTTCCGCAGCATTCTCGATGAACTCGGTACCTACGTTCCCGATAAGAACAAGGACGTTTTCATTGAAGGTAGGGCGCATCAAGTAATCGCCAGTGCTCGCAATCTAATCAAACTGGTGGAGCAGAACTACTCCCCGGAAGTCGCCGAAGACCTTACCAAGCGTCTTCTGAGCGCTATCAAGAATGATGACAGTGAAAAGTTCTGCCGTAAAGTGCGTCAAATTCGTGAGAGTCGCAAGAAATGAGTAACAACAAACAAATCAACGAAGGGTTCTGGGACTCAGTAGTCTCTACCGCAAAGCGAGTAGGTTTGGCAGCAGCCGCAACGGCTGGTAGCAAATCAGCTTCCGGTAAACTGTCCGCGGAGAATCTTTCCAACGAACTCTACAAGGCTTACAAACACTGGTTGGGTGCAACCGGTTCTGAGGGTACTCCTGAAGACATGGCCCATTTCCTAGCCAATGACATTGGCTTTGGTGGTGCTTTCGCAAAAGATGAAGCACAGGAATTTGCTCGATTCCAGAACGATCCAGGCAACTATGATGCTGCCGATGCACCTAAGGGTGAAACACCAGGTGGTGAAGGTGACAATTCTGGTTCGTTGGACAATCACGACGAACAGAGTAACGACCAATCTGGTCCCGCATCGTCTTCTCAGGACTTTACATCCAACCCAGCATTCACTGACTTTGTGAAGCAAGTCGGTGCTAGCGGTTACAAGGATATCGTCACCCAAAACCCCACTGGATACAAATTCAGCACCAAGCCTGATGGCTCTATTGTTTTTGCATCCCAGGGCAAGGAAAAGCTTCTGAAAGACATTCTGGCACAGAACTCTGACCCCAAAGCTATGGCGGCAGAACTGCACAAGAATGGTCTGTTCACCACTTGGGCTAACTTCAAGTCGACCAATGGCGGTAGTGGTATGAGGGGCATCAAGAGCGCGGCATTTGCCAAGAATGCTTTGATGGCCGGTGCTGACAAGTTCGGTAAGAACTACATCAAACAGTTGAATCGTTACGTGGTGGCAAAGCCAGCAAAGGACGAACCATTCAAGTTGGTCGAATCGGTGTTGGAAGAAGACTTTTCTGACAGCGAACTTCGCAAGTATTTCCTGGGTCTGGCACAACGCGCATTGAAGTCCGGTGCCGCTAAGTCAGCCGCTCGCACAAACATCAAGAAGCCAAAGGTCAACCCAGATGCACAGCATCCAGGCCATGGCGCGTATCAACAACCACAAAATCCAGCACCGCAAGCTCAAGACCAAGCTCAGCCTGCGGCGCAATCGGCGCCAGCACAGAGTTCTGAAGCTCCCGCTGCCCAGCCCACCGAAGTCAAGCTCGCTGACGTGAATCTCACTCCTGACGAACAGAAGCTTGTCAACCAGGTGACTGCGCAAGCCGGGGTGGATGGCCTCGCAAAGATGGTCGATTCCAAAGACCCAGAGATCACAGCGATCGCTCGCAAGGTTTTGGCTCAAGCATTGGGCCAATACGAAGCCACTGTCAAGTCATCAAAAAGAACCAATGAGTCAGCCCAGCTCGATGAGTCATTGAACTCGAATATTGATAGCATCATCACACTCGATACTGATACTCGATATATCGAAAAGGCACTTATTGGTGATAGAACCATAGTAGTATCGGGTCAATTTCACGGAAAACGGTTCTGGAATGGAGAAGAACGACAAATTTGGTATGTTGCATTCCATGAGGAAAAAGACGATGAGATGACGTTTGATCTCACCGGTAACGGAGAAGAACTAAAAGTTTTCAGCTTTGTTGTGAATGCAATAAGGAACATCGTTAAAGAAAAAGACCCACACTATTTGATATTCAGTGCAAGCAAATCTGATGGATCGCGTTCTGGTTTATACAGTCGATTGTTGTCACGTTATCTACCGAAGAATTACTCATTCACCAAAGAAGATGAAGGAAATGAAACAAAATTCCGGATTCAGAAGAAAGTATAAAGAAACCGGCTAGGCCGGTTTCTTTTTGAACTCAAACTTGAATGGTGATATACTCAACATATGAGTATACCGCACTTCAAGAATCTGTCAGCCAAACGAAAAGACGTGTTCATTAACCACATTGATGAATTCACGTTTCAGGAAAAGCTTGATGGTACCAATCTGATCTTTGGTCGAACTGAAGGTCGTTTCTGGACGGCAAGGAAGAACACCAAAGAGAAGTTCTATTGCCCGGAAGACTGGGGAGACAAGCTCTGGGTTCAAAACTTTGTCGCAGCTCATAAGGCTTTGGAGACGGTAGAACGTCAGTTGATTATTCAACTTGGCGACGAGTTCGTCTGCCACGCAGAAATTCTCTCGGATATCTACCCCAACACCATCAAGTATTACCCACCGGGAAGTATCAGCCAGATTGTGATTTTCAATCACAAGTTGATGCACGATATTCATACACACTGCAAAGTAAACATTCGTAGTTCGTCGGCCAACGCCATTGACATTGAAGAAAGCATTGTCAATTTCGTATGGGAAATCAAGAGCTTGAAATCAAGACCGGCTGATGAGTTTGCAAACACCATCCGAAACTGCGCCGAATTGGGTGATGAAATGGATCTCATGATTGAAGCGATGTTGACTACCAGAATCAGCGATTATGGCCATTCAGCTTGTCCAATTGAAGGATTGGTGTTCACTCATCAGGATGGCTGGATGACAAAGGTGGTATCACCTTGGTTCCAAGAAAGGAATCGAGAACAGTACGAATTTCGCCGAAAACTGTTCAAGACCCCAGGTGCGAAGTCCGATAGCTTGATGGATCAGTACACCAGAGACTTGAACAACGGCCTACCAGAAGATCAAGCCAAACTGCAAGCATTTATGCGACTCATGATCATTCGAGAAGAATACTTGGAAGGGGATCATCCAAGCGGGCCGACTCATTGGCGAAATCTAGATGCATTGGCTTCGCTCTATCATGAGATGAAAGGTGACAATGGGCGGTAAAGCTTTTTCAGATGTTCAACCAGTTGAACAGACTCGCGCTCGCAGGATCTATGACTATTATGTGGAACGAATGGATCTAGGTCATGGAGACCACGAACCTCTCGGAAGCACTTTGAAGAAGCCACTGAGCGGTGATGTTGATATCGCGGTGTCGGAAACAAAGTACGACTATCCGAGATTGATTACCAACTTGACATCATGGTTAGGTGCGCAAAACATCAACACTCATGGTCGGAATTTCAACCAGATCTACACCAGATACGACATTGACGGTGGGCCACCAGTCCAGGTTGATTTGATGATCGGCCACGTGCCCTACCTGTCGTTTTCGCACTGGTCACCAATACCAGGAACCAGTGACTATAATGGCACAATCAGAACGGAATACCTGAAGGCTATCATCAAGGTAGCAAGCCCCCACGTCGGATACGGTGACCACCGATGTGTGGCTAGAGTTGGCTATACGATGCATCATCATTTGGGTGTTGAGTTTGGTGCTCGCTGGTGCCCTCCGAGAAAAGACGGAAAGGGGTTTACCCAAAAGATGGTGGCCGTGAAGACCGAGGATTGGGACGGGTTGCTGGAAGTCTTTCCAGAGATGGCACAATGGCGATATTCTGGTTGCATTATCAAAGACCCAGACTACATTTGTTGGTATCTCTTGGGCAAGCATGTAACTCCCAGGACTGTAAATAGTTATGAACAGTTGGCTATCTTGGTTGACATCAAACCAGCTTTGAAACAACAAGCGGATTTGATTTGGAAGCTTTTCACGGAGCGTCTCGACGAGATCAAACAGCCTCATCCAGAAAGATTCATATGAGATACAAAGACTTGGTTGAAAAGAAGATCGAAGACCAGAAACCAATCAGTGAAAGTGACGCTGGTACGACTTCTGCTTGCAATGTTGCCTCCGTGGCACTGCCGTTCATGGCAGAACCCCAGAAATCGAGTAAAAAGAAGAAACAAAAGGTCGCTGTCGTCAAACGAACACCACCTGTATAAATACTGTATAACATCCTCCGCGCGAGGAAATTTAGGAGATTTTAATCATGGGTACACCTCCAGTAAACGCAAAGGTTAGCGCAGGCGAATTCCTGGGCCGCAACCTGGACTTCTACACAGTCGTTTCCGCTAACGTCGACTTCACTCCAGTTGGTCTGACTGGCGCTGCTGCTACTACAGCTCAAGGCCTGCTGAACCAGATGGTCGAAATGATCGCCCAACGCGGTCAGCCAGTCATCTTGACTCTGACTGATTCCAAGACAATCAAGTTTGCTATCGAGCATCACAATGCTTGGGAATCCGCTGCTGTTTCCCTGCAAACCGTTCTGAACAACTCTGGTTTGTTTGGTACCATCACTGTTACATTCCACGACGGTCTGTAATCAGAAGTCTACGTTCGTAGAATCCAAGGCCCCGATCTTCGGGGCCTTGGATTCTACGAA